ATCGCCTCACACGACGGCTGTCACAAACAAGCGTTGGAACAGGAGCTGAACATGACGACCGCATCATCCAGCCGCAACACAGATTGGCTGAGTGATGGACGCATGGGGATCAAGCATGCCGGGTTAGGGCTCATCACAAAGGAGCAAGACGGACGGCGACAAAGACTTCGCCTCACACCTAAAGGCAAGCAACTTGCCAAGCAAATGAAAACCATCATCTATGGCTGACTTAACTACGTGGGGTCAAGCACTTGACTACACGATCAAGACACGTGATGAATGGCAACCGCACCGATCAGGTAGCAAGCCAGCAATCATCTACGCAACCCACTTCAGTAACCACAACCCACAAGGACGTCGGTTTCTCATCAAGGACTTCAACAAAGCCGTGATGGAGAACTATGTCAGTGACTTACGTGTTTATCGTGAGTTGTCTGATCGCACCATCAATCACTGCATCCAGAACATTCAAACAGTTCTGAACCATTGCATTGATATGGGTGTCCTTGCCTATCAAAACAATAGGCACAAGTGGATTACTGGTGAAGGTAAGTTCAAGTTCACCAAGCTTCAACTTACTAAGAAAGGAAGGATCACGCTCACGCCTGCGCAAGTTGACCAGTTCTATGCAGCCGCAAAGAATTGTTTTAACAACGAAGCGCTGGCTGACACCGTGATGCTCAGTGCATGGACGGGGTTGGGTTGGGCTGAATTCAGTCAGCTCACACCAAGGGACATCCACCTGGATGCACCTGTTCCGTTCATCGGTGTCGGTGAACGTGAAGGGTTCACGGTCAAGACATCACACCGCAAGCGTCGTATCTACCTGCCGAACGGCAGCGATGGGTACAACAAACTGATGCCAATTCTCACAAGGAATCTGGAGTCATGCACTGATCCTGAGATTCAAGTCTTTGGTGACTTGTTCACATCCCAGGACGCACACCGTGTGAAGTTCAACGATGTCAGGGACTACTTGCAGCTCCCTGAGAAGTTGACTCCTTACTGCCTGCGACACACGTTCAACACTTGGCTAGCCAACTTGGACGTGCACCCAGCCAAGGCACACAAAATGATGGGTCATGCCTCCATGAAAACCACCATGGAGTACTACACCCACATCAACGATGACCAAATCATCGACGCTTACAGCCGCCTTACAGCCGCTGCATAACCCCTGAACTAACTGGACTAGCCACCGCTCTGCTACCATCTTTGGGTTGAGACGAGCCAAGAGTTCACACTCATCTCTTTTCAATATCACTGTAAGACTCCAGTCATTGCAGTGCATCTCGCCAGCGGATGTGGCGGAATTGGTAGACGCGCTAGTTTCAGGTACTTCTTAAAAGTCGTACCAATCAGAGGTATAGGTCAGGTCAAAAAGCCTGACCTTTCTTAAAAAGCCAGTTATACACTCAAGTATCCAATCCGACCTTTGAGATTGGGGAAACTACTCGGCAAACTACTTTGAAATTTATTGGCAACTAAGGCAGAGATCCACGAGCAAGTGGAGCTTGAGCGTGAGCAGATACGCCAGGGACTCAAGCAACTACACGACAACAACCGAAAACTAGAAGACAAAGAATATGCGTCTGCAAGTGTGTATGGCGTGGCTTCTATTGAGCAGCTTCTGCCTCTTGTGGTCGGACGTATTCAGGCGACTACTAACCGAATAAAGGAAGGTAAAATTGGTGTCGCTTTCCGTGAGATTCAAAAGTATTTAGCCGACATTGAGGCTGAGGCTGCCGCGGCCATTGCCTGCAAGGTCACCTTTGACAAGGTGTTCAGTAACAAACCCAAAGCCAACCAAGTCCAAAGCGTCACTGAGGCAATAGGGCAGGCGGTCGAAAACGAGTGCATGATGCGGCACTACGAGCGCAAGGTGCCGGGTCTCCTACACACGATTAAGGAGAACTACTTCCACAGATCCATCGGCACGCATCAAAAGGTCAAGGTCATCACGACGTTGATGAACCGTTATGACGTACCACACTGGGAGTGCTGGGGACGGACCAACCGCATCAAGCTTGGCAGTTGGCTCATTGACTGCATCATCGAATCAAGCGGGTGGTTTACCCGTGAGATGAGGCAAGAGGGACGCAAGCGTCACAACTACATCATCCCAAGCACGCACTTCCTGTCCATTAAGGAAGAAGTGATGGCTACTGCTGAGCTGTTCAGTCCGCTGGCTTGGCCAATGTTGATCGAACCGAACGACTGGACCGACGAACGGCAAGGCGGATACCTGCTGAACGAGGTCATGCGTGGGTATGACATGGTTCGACGGGGCGATCCCCGGTGTATACAGGGAGAAACACCAATCAATTTTCTGAACAAAATTCAGAAGGTTGGCTACACGTTGAACCCGTTCATTGTTGGTGTCGCAGAGACACTACTTGAACGAGGGATACAGGTAGGAAAGTTTATCCCTATCGTGGAGTTACCTCTACCACCCAAGCCTTACGACATTGCTGAGAACAAAGAAGCTCGGCATGACTACAACCGTAAGGCTGCAGAGGTACACAACACAAATGCACAAGCGTTTCAACGGTCATGTCGTACAAGGATGACCATGAACGCAGTGAAAGTATTTAAGGACAAAGAGAAATTCTTTATTCCTTGGAGCTTTGATTACAGAGGCAGGGCATACCCAATCCCTGCCTTCCTCACACCACAAGATACAGACTTTGGTAAGTCACTACTCAAGTTTCATGAGGTGTCTTATGTTACTGAAGAGTCGATGGACTGGCTTGCATTTCAGGTCGCCACAACATATGGACGCGGTCTAGATAAAGCAACTATTCAAGAACGCCTTGAATGGGTAGAAGCTAACCAAGACTTGATTAAACGCATTGCTCTTGACCCAATTAGTTATCTACACGAATGGGAAGTAGCAGATGAACCTTGGACTTTTTTGGCGGCGTGTGACGAGTTCTACCATTGCGTTATTGAATGTGATCGTCACATGACTGATTTACCTGTTGCAGTAGACGCTACATGTAGTGGTTTACAAATCCTTGCTGGACTAGCAAGAGATGCGAGCACAGCACGATTGGTCAATGTTCTTCCAAGTGAAAAACCTCAGGATGCATACAAGGTAATAGCTGATCAAGCTAGACCACATGTACCTGAGTGTATCAAGCCACACATGGACAGGAAAACTACCAAAAGAACCGTGATGACGGTTCCTTACAACGCAAAACCTTTCAGCAACAGGGGTTACATCCGTCAAGCGTTGAAGGAAAAGGGTGTTGAAGTTGAAAAGGATGACCTCACTGCAACTGTTAAAGCAGTGCGGGATGCCATGAACGTCATTGTTCCTGGTCCGATGAAGGTCATGAAGTGGATTGAGTCGGAGGTAGCTACTGCTATTGACCGTGGTGCGAAAGAACTTCAATGGGTGACACCTTCTGGCTTCGTTGTGACACAAAAGCTGATGAAGAAAAAGTTTCAAGAGATTGAGCTTCAACTTCTAGGTAGATGTCACATCAAAATTGCTACAGAAGATGGTGACAAAGTTGATAAATCACATCACAAAAATGCAACAGCTCCGAATTTAATTCATTCACTTGATGCATCTCTCCTACACCTATCTGCACTACGCTTCGACGCTCCGATTTCCCTCATACACGACTCGGTTCTTTGTCGTGCTACTGACATGGATTTTCTTTCAACCATTGTTCGTGAGACATACATGCACCTCTTTGCGGAGCATGACTACTTAAAAACCTTTGCTCAATATATTGGAGCAGAGAATGAACCACCGATGTGTAACACACTTGAACCTGCATCGGTTATTGAATCTACCTATTTCTTCTGTTGAAATGACTTCCGTACCTAACTGGCAGCATAACTCTGGTAAGGCGCGGAAGGGTAAAAGAAAACCGCGACTTATTCAGCAAAGAAAAGCCGCACTGAAATCACTTAAACGTAAACTTAATGGCACGTACCATTTTTAAAACTGAAGAGCCTGTTGTCCTTGAGGGATATCAGGCTGTACTGAAACCAAGCAAGTTTGGCTTTAGCCTTTCTGCGATTGTTGATCAGGACATGGCTGACCAGCTTGAAACTGATCGTCCTGATAGCCTCAAGTGGGCTGAGTCAAAACTGAAGAACCCGAAGCGTTCTGTTCTCAAGCCTGAGCCTTGGGAAGAGGTGTCTGAAGGTAAGTACAAAGTGAAGTTCTCTTGGAATGATGCTGCTAAGCCTGGCATCGTTGACACTGAGGGTACTGAAATCACTGACGAGAACATCCCCCTGTACAGCGGTAGTAAGGTGAAGCTTGCCTTCTACCAGAAGCCTTACATCCTCAAGGACGGTGTCACGTATGGCACAAGCCTGAAGCTGGTAGGCGTACAGATTGTGTCCCTTGCATCTGCCGCTGGCGTTGATGTTGGAGACATGGAAGACACGGACGTGGCTGCTTTGTTTGGCACGACCAAGGGCTACAAAGCAAGTGAGCCCAATGTCCAGAACGATGCAGGTGAGCCTGAGGAGGACTTCTGATGATTGATTTCCAAGTATTCAAGAACGAAGACCTTGGTCTTTACGAAGGTCGTCTGACCGTATCCGTCCCTGAAATCACAGTGACTCGGTTCAAGGCTGACCGGAATGACTTCAAATATGAGATGCGTCGAGCTGTCTCTGAGATCGTCGAAGAGATCATCGAAAAGAACATCGACGACTAAATGGCATTCCGATCCGGTCTTGAGGAGAAGGTCGCTGATCTTCTCGTCGAGCTGGGTGTCAAATACGAATATGAAAGTACAAAGGTTCCCTATGTAATCCAACACTCTTACACCCCAGACTTCATTCTCCCAAATGGGATCTGGCTTGAGTGTAAGGGTTACTGGGACAGTGCAGATCGTAAGAAGGTCAAGTCAGTCATTGAACAAAACCCTGACATTGATCTTCGTATGGTCTTTCAGGCACCCTACAACACTATCTCTAAAAAATCGAAGACTACCTATGCCAAGTGGTGTGAACGCCACGGCAT